CTGGGCTGAGCAATACTCTGATGGCAAGGTTTTGATAGGTGGAGCTGGCGGCTATAAGCCTTATAGTGCCACGCCTAGAACTTGGGCAAATGTTGTCAAAATAATCTCTAGCTAAATACTTGACTTTTGTTTTTTGGTTGCTAGACTTGGAGCATCCAAGTTCGAAAGGGGGACTCAATGTCCAGAACTATCACCCCAGCCCAGCAGGGCTACATTCGCACGCTCAACGCCCAGTTGCGTGAGCTAGGTACCGACTGGTTTCTAGTAGTTGCCAATGACATCTCTATTACGGAGGCGTCTTCTGCTATCGAGGAGCTAAAGGCTATGGTTGCTCAGGCTCGCTCGCCCCGTAAGCCCGAGCTAGTGGCTGAGGGCATCTACCGCCGTAGCTCTGACGGAGCTATGTTCCGCGTTCAGACCTCTGAGGAAGGTCGCCGCTATGCCAAGCTCTTGCTACCTGCTGGCGGCTGGGGTTATGAACGCGGTGCTATCTACACGCTCAAAGCTGACGAGCGTTTGTCCCTTACCGAGCTTGAAGCTTGGGGCATCTCCACGGGTGTTTGTGCCATCTGTGGTCGCCTACTCTCTACCTCTGAGAGCGTGGCTAGGGGCATTGGTCCCATCTGTGCTGGCAGATACTAATTGCCGCTAGCGGATTACACGGCTGAACCCCCGAGCTTTTCGGGGGTTTAGTTTTTTATTTGGTGCTTTGTTTAGGGTTATAACCAACAAACACTTAGGGGGTTACTCATAACTTGTTGTTATTTGCTGTAGGGCTATGCTTCTAATTCGCCTTTGGCTGACCCTTAGAAGGCTTTTATAGGTTGCGGCTAACCCTTTTTACCCCCTATAGATAAACTCCCCTTAGAAAGGCACACAAGGCTGATTAGGATAATCTTTTCTAATCAACTTTCTAGACCAAACCTGAGCCTTACTCACTCAACTTTTGCTATAGCCTTGTCTAATCCTGCTTTTCTTTTTATGAGTGTTTGTTTGTCTGACATCTCATCTACTAGACCTCTACATAAATAATCAAGTCCCTCTAGATAATTTTTTCTGGTGAAACTTTTGATGAGTGATGAAAGGGCGTTGATAAAAAAGTGGATAGCCACCCCCTGATTTTAGGAAACAAATTGAAAGACCTTCCGCAACTACCGCTGCCCTCTCACCCGCCAAAAGGGGTTAATGTAAAGGTACTAAAACTTAAGCTACGGACACCCCCCTTGATTTAAAAAACGCCCCTACCCCCTCTTTTAAATCGCCGCCAATACTGGCTCCCCAATTTTTAGAAAAAACGTTCGAGGGTACTAATTCACTGTTTAATGTACAAAAAAGGGCGTTTCACGTCCTAGTACCATAAAACAACCCGTAAAATAGAACCTATGTCTCGAAGAACAGCACGTGGACAGCAGCTACCTCCTCACGAGGTGGAGCTCCTGAACACGCTCAAGGGAGAGCAGCGCACAGAGCGCGTAGCCGCGCTATTTAACGCCGGGTGGCCACTCCAGGCCATCGGGGATTCGCTGCAGCCGAGGCATCCAAGATCAACTGTCCGATCTTGGGTCTTGAAGGCTAAGGGCCAAGACTTAACAGACGCCCCTATTCCTACACCAAGACTAAAAACTCCAGAAGGCGGGTACCAGAAGGTACGCCCAGAGTCTCCAGGAATTCCACAAGATGACCTTGAGCAAATCCGCCATCTGTCTCCCCTGGCTAGAGGCTATCGTTCACGGATGGCTTCTACGTCAGCTCCTGCCGTTGCAAATCAGCGTTTAACAGACCTGTGTAAGCGGCTTAACCAAAATAACGTTTCGGTCCGTGAACTGGCCGAAGCGGCGGGTGTCACCTATCGCGCTATGTATAAGCGCCTCTTTCTATAAAATCCAATTTGACAAACAGTAGACGCCCCTACTAATCTGTACCCACAACTAAATAAGACCAAGTACTAACGCAAGGAAAGGTAGGTCTGATGTTAGACAAGCTAAGTAAAAAACAAAGACAAGGGCTGACAACTATTGCAGTCTTAACGGCATTACTAGTGTCTGGAGCTGCTCCCGCTTATGACGCTGACATTGCTTCAGCAAACGGGACGATGTATAGCCCGATACTGAAGCCGCAAGTTGTAGAGCAGTCAATTAGAGTTCCGCTTCAAAGAGAGGCGAACTTACTGATTCAAATTCCAAATATTGGAAAGCTCTCAAACAGAATCTCAGAACTCGAGCTAACAATCGAAGCAAAAGAAATGAGAATTGCCGCTGTAAAGGAACAAAAAGACGTTGAGCTACAAAAGCAACGAGAAATTTATGTTTCGATGGACCAAGCGCTTATGGACTTATCCGAATACGTAGGACAAACTCCTTATGGTTTTGGTGACGACCCCAAACGCTGGGACTGCTCTGGTCTAACAATGTGGTTCTACCAGAAGTACCGCGGCATCGAACTGCCGCACTCCGCCACCGCGCAGATGCGCGAGGGTGAAATAGTAGACGCCCCTATTCCAGGAGACCTGGTCGCATTCAAGTACCGAAAGAGCTCTGGTGCATTCCACATCGGAGTTTATGTTGGTACAGGAATGTTTATACACGCTAAGAACCACTCGGCAGATACCGTTCTAGAAACTGTGGACGGATTTGCAAGAGATGGTATTACAGTTGTGTATATCCGCTATTAGTGATATGCTGATCGCATGGACCCACAAAATTTTATATCTTGGATAGTTTACTCGGCGATAGTTTTGATTATCGCTGGACCAGTTCTAGTTCGACTAGTTAGAAATATCGCTGTCGGACTTAAACTCAGACGACGTAGAAAAGCCACCCCAGGACCACTCCTGGGTGTGGTGTACCCGCAGCACAATAAGAAGGGCAAAAAGTGAAGTTGTATCTGTTCCTTAGATCCATCGTCTGGACATCGGTTTTATCCGTTGCGTCCGCTATCGGAAGTTTAGTTTCGGCGTTTACTATTCCGGAACTTTCAATTCCGCTTGGACTGATTGCAGTTACGTTTGCAATTCTTTCTCCAAGAAGGAGCGAATACTAATGGAAGTTTTGCTTTGGATGTTTCTAGGCATAATGGCGTTTGGCCTAATTCTTTTTTTAACTTCGGCGCTCGCAACACTTTTTATAATTTCAAAGCCAATAGATGCTTTTGACGTAGACGTAAACGACCCAAAGAGCGGAAAAAATTAAGTGCCAAATAACTACAAACGAACTCTAAACGTACGAGACTACAACTCCTTCAGAGAGAGCCTGCCAAATAGCGGAGTTTTTGAAATGACAGATTGCACTATGGAAATATGGTGCCCGGCTGATTCTGATACCTACGAAATAGAGAAAATGGTAAAACTGTTAGAGTCCATGGTGCACGTCACGGACGTACAGATTGGATCAGAAATAGAGGACTTGACAGCGGAAGATTATCGTGTCATAATCACAGAGGTAAAACCTGACATTAGAAAGAAGTACCTTCGATAGGAGGAGAAAGACAAAATGACAACTATGAGCGACGAAAAGAAGTACATCAAGAAAAACCAGCAGCTTCCGCCAGAAATTGAACGACAGTTTAAAAAGATGGCTGGCGACAACACCACTCGCGACAAACTGATTAAGCAGCTAGTTGACGCCAACTGGACCTACGAAGCTATCTCTAATGCAAGCGGCCTTACCCGCGAACGTATTCGCCAGATTGCAAACGCCGTTGAGAATTTGGCTGACGAATTTGATTTTGATCTCAACATCGAAATTCCGGAGCCACCATTGAAACCCAAACGAGAGCGCCCAGAGTATGTAGAACCATCACCAGAGACACTAAAGCGTCTACTGGAACTGCAGCCGTACGCTCAGCAGGTTAGGGCAAATGGACAGAAGTACCGTGAGGAAGCCGAGGAGTATACCAAGCTGCTCAATCATGCTCACACCGTGGAAGGTGTGACCTTGTACCGCTTAGCAAAGCGTCTTGGCGTAACTCACGGTGCACTCCGTTTTAGATTGGTCCGCTACGGATACAAGAAGGCGGTAACCGCGAAGTCTAAGGTTTACAACCCGGTCATTAAAGAGAACAGGGCCCTAAAAAATTAGGGACTTGCACGACCACTTTAGCCGGTCAAAAATGCAGGAAGAGTTTGCTATGCTAGTGGCAGCTCGTGTAAATCAGATTCTTTCTGGTACGGCTCAGCCGATAAATTTCGAGCCGGCTGGTGGAATCTTTTACACATCACAACAAGAAAATTTGATGTTTGCAGATGTAATAGCGAGAGCAGTCTGCGCTCATCTAGAAACAGGAGAGGAAAAGTAGTGAGTAACTACGACGTAAACGACAGCACCGCAAAGTGCCCAGTTCCGCACGGAACCGCAGGAGGTGCAAGCTCATCTAAAGGCACAACCAATAACGACTGGTGGCCAAACCAGATTTCTTTGGAGCCACTACTTCACCACAACCCAAAGAGCAATCCATTAGGCGAAGACTTTGATTATGCAGAAGCGTTTAAAAGATTAGACCTAAAAAAGCTTAAGGCAGATATTGCTCAGGTAATGAAAACTAGTCAGCCATGGTGGCCAGCAGACTACGGCCACTACGGTCCGTTATTCATTCGTATGGCATGGCACGCTGCGGGTACTTACCGCGTAAGCGACGGCCGTGGTGGTGGTGGCGAGGGACTACAGCGTTTCGCTCCTCTCAACTCTTGGCCAGACAACGTAAACCTCGACAAGGCTCGCCGTCTACTTTGGCCAGTGAAGAAGAAGTATGGTCAAAGTATTTCTTGGGCTGACCTAATGATTCTTGCAGGTAACGTTGCACTCGAAGACATGGGATTCCCGACCTTCGGATTTGCTGGCGGACGTGCAGACGTTTGGGAGCCAGACAACACTTACTGGGGTAACGAGACTGAGTGGCTAGCTAACAAGCGCTACGACGCATCTCGCGACGCCGAGACTCTAGAAGATCCACTAGCTGCTGTGCAGATGGGTCTCATCTATGTAAACCCAGAAGGACCAGACGGCAACCCAGACTTCAAGCTGGCTGCTGCTGACATCCGCACTACATTTGCTCGCATGGCCATGAACGATGAAGAGACTGTTGCTCTTATCGCTGGTGGGCACGCGTTTGGTAAAACTCACGGTGCTGGTGACGCCTCGCAGGTTGGTCCGGAGCCAGAAGCTGTTGACGACCTAGCTGCAGTTGGAATGGGTTGGAAGAACTCTCAAGGCAAGGGCCACTCGGAGGACACTATTTCCTCCGGTCTAGAAGTTACTTGGACCAACAACCCAACCCGTTGGGATAACGACTACCTACGTTTGATTTACAAGTACGAGTGGGAGCCAGACACATCTCCTGCTGGTGCAAAGCAGTGGAAGCCAGTTGGCGAGGTTGATGAAGCTGACTTGGCACCTCACGCTCACATTCCAGGCGAGAAGGTTGCTCCACGCATGTTGACAACAGACCTAGCTCTCCGTTTTGGAGACGAGGAGTACGACCGCATCAGCCGCAAGTTCTTAGAAGACTTTGACTACTTCACCGACGTCTTTGCTCGCGCCTGGTTCAAGCTGACCCACCGCGACATGGGGCCAATTACTCGCTACCTTGGAGTGGAAGTTCCTAATGAAGTTCTACTGTGGCAAGATCCTGTGCCTGCTCAGGTGCCAGTGGATACAAAGACCGCTCATGACATAGCTTCAATTCTATGGAAACACGACAACAATCCTGAAATTAGAATTTCCGATAAAGATTTAGTTTTGGCGGCATGGGCCTCTGCTTTTTCTTATCGAAACTCAGATAAGCGAGGTGGAACAAACGGAGCTCGTATACGTCTAGAGCCTCAGCGCAGCTGGGAAATCAACAAGGACATTATCCCCACGATTAAGCGACTAGAGGTAATTTACAAGGAGCAAGTTAGAAGTCTTGGTGTTTCTTTTGCTGACTTCATTGTGCTTGCTGGAACCAGAGCATTCGAGAAAATTCTTGTTGGCGGAAGGTTCGTAGAGCCGTATGTAGTTACAGGAAGAGGAGACGCTTCTCAGGATCAAACTGACATAGAGTCATTTAACCACTTAAAACTTTCAGCAGACCCTTTTAGGAATGTTGCAAGCAATCCATATCTCTACAACCATATGACGGAACTATTTGTGGATAAGTCGGCACTACTAGGACTTACCCCGCCGGAGGCTGTAGCAATGCTTGGATTTATGCGGAGCATAAGCTACAGTGACAACGAAAGCCGCAACTGGGTAAGTCACAATGACAGAGTCTGGCTAGCTGCTCAGAACTATTTTGTAAACTTGCTAAGTAATGACGTTAAGTGGGAGAAGAGCCCGGACGATTCGTCAATTTACCTTGCAAGAGATATTTACACCAACGAAGTAGTATATCCGGCAACAAAATTAGATATGCTACTAGCTTCACATTCCGTACTCCGTGCAATTGCGGAAGTCTATGCTAGTGATGACTCTGAGCGATCCTTCTCAGACAATGTCAGAACGGGCTGGGCTAAAGTAATGAACAACGGAATGTTTTAGGTATAAGATAGATTTAGAGGCATGAACGGCTATCGGCATTTCGCCGGCGGGTCGTAACTCTCTAGCCCCCGCGTTGCTCCGGACGGAGCCGTGCGGGGGTTTTCTTTATGGTAGACTTTCAAAGCACAAATTTACAGGAGATTTATGCTCTCACAATTAGTAAAAGAAGCTTCGCAAAAAGTTCACACCGCCGCAGAGCGTAGCCCATTTATGGTTTCCCTGATGCGAGGAGACTTGCCGTCCGAGGCTTACTTCGATTACATTGCTCAGTTGGCTCCAATCTATGAAGCACTGGAGAAGTGGGAAGGTAAACTTCCATTTTTTGATAGACGCCTCGACCGCTTCGAGCGAATTATTGCTGACCTAGAATATGTAGGCACTCGTGTCGTTTGCGATGAAACCATTGCCTACGTTAAGCACATTAAGAAAATTATTAAGCTCAAGGATGAGGTTAGACTTGTTGCTCACCACTACACCCGCTACCTCGGAGATCTTTCCGGCGGGCAGGCAATAGGTGCGCTTGTTGCACGAAACCTTTCGATCCCACCAAACTTCCTATCCTTCTACGATTTCGACGACGTTGGCGATCGCGTTCGGTATAAAGAAACCTACAAAGAAAACCTAGACACCCTAATTGATCCAAAAGATTACGATCGATTTATTCAAGAAGTCATCTTAGCTTTTGACTACAATAGAAAGATTTTCGAGGCGCTCGGCGACAAGTGGCTTTAGCCATCAGCTGGTATAATTTCTTTCGGGAGATTTAATCACTAATTTTTAGGTGAGTCATGGCCTCTAATTCAAGCTCCGAATACAAAGTAGTGGCAGATCAAATTGTTTCCTCCGATGCAGATATCATCGTTAAAGTCTCTGGAGCCATGTACAAGGACTCCATCGAGGAGGCCAACCGCTACGCCACTATTGGCGAAGTTGGCGAAGGTGGCACTGGAATTGCAGGAGCCACTGGCCCGACTGGACCAACGGGGCCCATTGGACCTACAGGTGCTGTCGGACCAACAGGTGCTCAAGGTGCAATTGGTCCTACCGGAGCAACGGGCTCCGCAGGATTACCTGGAGCAACTGGCCCAACTGGACCGCAGGGCGAAGCGTTCGGTGCATCAGCATCTTTCTTTAGCACTGCTGATCAAGGTCCATTTGCTGCAAATGCAATTCAGGCGTTCACCTTCAACAATACAGACTGGGCAACTGGAGTTACTCTTGGTAGCACTACTCGGGTAACGATGTCAAATGCTGGAAAGTACAACATTGCTTTCTCGGCTCAGATGCACCAGACCAATGGTTCCGGCGTTGTTAACATCTGGCTGAACAAAAACGGTACACCTATGTCAAACACAAACACAAAGCTTGCAATTACCGCTAACAACCCGTTTGCTGTAGCAGCCTGGAACTTGTTTGTTGATGCCGCCGCGGGGGACTTCTACGAGCTCATGTGGTCTTCAACCAGCGCAAACACAGTAATCGAACACGAAGAAGCCACTGGCTCTGGTGCAACCCTGCACCCGTCGGTTCCTTCAGTCATCTTAACTGTAAACCAGGTTGGATAATTTGACAAATAAAGTAAACACCCTCGTGCAAGCGGGGGTGTTATACTTTAATCATGCCAGAGCTAAATGCAAACATTCCACCTATCGAAGCCTACGTGCGAGGCAACTATCTTCGCGATCAGCAAGACTCTCACGATAAGTATTTTCCTGTAACTATTTTTGGCGTTGCCAGCGTTCAGGGTCGCTCTCCCCTATTTCACTTTCTTATGGAGGATGGCGGACTGTGGTGGCGAATGCCAATTTCTGCGTTCTGCTCGGAGCCAGGTGTACCAGAAGTAGACATCCACAACCTTGTTCTTTGGAATGCTTTTAGCCCTTATGTTGCCGTTACTCAGTTTCAAAACATGGTAAACATGCGTATGCAGTACATAGACCGAGAAAAGAACAAAATTCAGGGCAAATATTTATTTACGTTAGACTGGCACACGCCAGAGTGGAACATTCTTGATTCTGGCTACTCGGAAAATCCAGACCAACACAAATGCGGTCACGTAATCCTACGAGATGACGGCAATTTTGCCATCCAACCAAATAACCGCGTTTTGCTTTTCGAGCCGTCTATGGTAACTAAGCCTGGGCAGCGTCTGATAGATCGTCTAGTTAATACCAGAAAATGGGATGTTGAAGACGCGTCTAAGTGGACAACCGAGGACTCTAACCGCTATGATTACGACATCATTGCTCAACAATCTAAGGAGAAAGATGGCAAAGGGTAAAAACTCGGCTCCAGCCGCCCAGAAGACAACCACCGATCGCAAGAACGGTAAGGCGTCTAAGAAGCGCCCAAAGATCTTCGATGCTGTAAAGCGTCGATTGGTTACTAAGAAGTAGCCAACTATCCTCCTTAGCTCAGCGGCAGAGCAGAGAGCTGTTAACTCTAAGGTCCGTGGTTCGAATCCACGAGGAGGAGCAACTGTAGTACACTTAGAGATAATACATAGTTTGGATAATACATGGCAATCAAGCTAATTAACTCTACGTACTACGTAGTAAATGTTGAAGACATTACCGAGGCTGCTCAGATAGTTCAGAAAGTTATCGACGGAACTGCCACCCCCGAGGAAGCAGCTTTGGTGATTGATACTGGCATCACTGGCCTCGAGGGCGATGCTCCAGCCTAATGAATCTGTAGCCGGTAGGTGATATACTTTTTCCATGGCTAAAGATAAAAAGAAACTGCCAAAAGTAAAACCTGAAGGAAAAAACCCGCTTGCACAGAAGGGTAAACACCCTCTTCCTGAAAGTGGTCCAAAGTTCCAGATGAGAAATCAAAAAGCAGTTAATTCAGCGACCATGAGACGCGGAAATTCTCGCGGAAGATAACTAAATATGGGCCTGACCGGTTTCGACGGTAAGTCTGAAGTTGGTGAAGCGTGCGGAGAAGCCTGTACCTCCTGAATCGGGCAAAGAAATAAACGCAAACTCACAGTCTGCATTCGCTCTAGCTGCTTAGCAGGGCCCCACTGGTAGAAGTAGTTCTAGCTAATCGCCACTGGGTTTAAATAAATAGAACACTGCAGTACGGTGGCGACCGAATACGCAACCGCAAGACCGTGGCTGGTAGAGCCTACGCACGTAGAAGAACAATGAATTGCTTATCGGACGGGGGTTCGATTCCCCCCAGGTCCACTATTGCTGTACACTAATACCATATGGGTAAAAGCATTATGGAACAGCTCGCTCTCCTTCCAGAGGAGGAGCGTTTAGAAATCCTTGCCGGAATGGATCCAGACTCTCTAGTTTGGGACTGGTCAGTTTGGGCGCGTCCAGAGCAGAGAGCTCCCGAAGGGGACTGGAACGTCTGGCTAGTTCTAGCTGGTCGTGGTTTTGGTAAAACCCGTCTTGCATCCGAGTGGGTGCGCGAACAAGCCAAATACACCAAAGATGGACAGCGTCGCTTTGCTCTTGCCGCTCGTACCGCAGCGGACGTACGTGACGTTATCGTTGAAGGTGAGTCTGGCATTATCGCCGTTTCTCCTCCGTCCGAGAAGCCGCACTACGAGCCTTCAAAGCGTCGCCTAACTTGGCCGAACGGAAACACCGCCACCCTCTTTACAGCTGACGAGCCTGACTCACTCCGTGGTCCTCAGTTCACTCACGCGTGGGGCGATGAGATTGCAGCTTGGCGTCAGACTCCAGACGCTGCTGGTATGACCGCCTTCGATAACCTTCGCGTGGGCACTCGTCTTGGTAAGAATCCTCAGATTGTCTGTACCACTACCCCGAAGCGCGTGCCACTGCTCTACAAACTTATTGAAGAATCTAGAACTGACAAACCAGGTGGCTCTAAGGTTGTAGTTACAAAAGGTTCTACGATGGACAACGCCGGAAACTTGTCCCAGGCTTACCTAGATACAATTCTTGGAGTTTACGAAGGTACGACCCTAGCTCGCCAGGAGCTCTATGGTGAAATGCTTGACGATATCGAAGGCGCTCTATGGACCGAGGAAATGGTTGAGTCAGCAAGAGAAGCTGTCTATCCCCCTCTTACTCCTCTTAGGATTATTGGAGTTGACCCTTCGGTTGCCGAAAACCCTCGCGACGAGTGTGGAATTGTTGTTTGCGCCTCTACTGCAGACCCAGATCTGTTTAAGAGACAAGCCTGGGTTCTAGAAGATGCAACTGTTCACGGTTCTCCGGACACCTGGGCCCGCAAAGTTGTTGAGATGGCACGTAAGTGGGGCTGCCCAGTGGTTGCAGAGGTTAACCAAGGTGGAGCGCTTGTTCGTAACGCAATCAACTCCATCGACCCAACCATTAAAGTCTTGGAAGTTCACTCTAAGCAAGGAAAACAGCTTCGGGCAGAGCCAACATTGCTTGCATATGAGCAAGGACGTGTTCATCACGTCGGATATCATCAGGACTTAGAGTCTCAGATGTACTCTTGGATTCCTGGTGAGGGGAAATCCCCCGACCGAGTTGATGCACTGGTTCACGCGCTTACCGCACTTCTGATTAAGCCCCCTCCAGGATTCTCTGGCGGTAAAATTAGGGCTAGAAGCTATGCAGACAGGAAGTTAGGGGTCACAAACCCAAATAATCGCCCTATTGGTCGAATTTTTAGGGTAAGATAGTGACCAAAATAGTTCTAGACAGGTTTCCCTGTCATTTAGCAGCAGCCCCGTCGGGCCAAGTAGAGGACGTAACAACTCTCCGAAGCTTTGAGCCCACTCCGGGGTCCACATACTTAGAGATTACAAGGGTGATTGTTACTGATGAGATGGTTATCGTGGCAAAAGACAGCCCGGAGGGGCCGCAAATCGTTTTTCGAGAGGCATATGAGACGTTCATCCCCTCTGAAAAGGCTACAGAGGATTCTTGGGTTGTAACAAATAGTGGAAAAATGCTAGCATTTAAGAAGGACACGGGCTGCGGATGCGGCTCCCGACTAAGAGGATGGAATCCTTATAGGACTCTAAACTCTATTAAGGACTGATTATGGAAATGACACTGATTAACTTTGTAATTTTGGCGTTGGGTGCTTACAGGCTGACCCACATCATCACTACAGACGCTATTGCTGACAACTTTAGGCAGTGGGTGTGGTCTAAGCAAGGACCTGCAACAAAAATTGGATATTTGATTACATGTAACTGGTGCACAGGGTTCTGGGTATCACTACTATTTGTAATCGGAGCATCAATCTTACCTCAACTAACGTTTGTGGTATCATTAGTATTGGCTATTTCTGCTGTAATTGGGCTACTTTCGGCCTGGATAGAGCGATAAACAGGTAGGAGCCACACTTGGCTATTTTTAAGAAAGAAAACTCTAAGTCTGGCGATGCTAGACGCGGAGTTAGAGCAGCTGCGCCAAAAACTGCCACTAAAGTTGCTCCGGGAATCTCAATTGATTCATTTGGAGTAGTTTACGCAGAGCCTCAAGTATTTAACACGCCTCGTCCACTCACTGCAGCTGCCGCTCAGGTGAATTTAAACGACAAAAGCGAAGCAGATCTATTCAAAGCACGTCGCCAGTCAGCATCTACTGCTTGGCAGACCGAAGCTTGGGAGTATTACGATGCAATCGGCGAAATCAAGTATGCATTTAACTTAGTTGCGTCTGTTGTTTCCCGTATTCGTCTGTATGCAGCTGCAATCGGAAACCCGAGCGAAGCTCCTGCACCAATCAATGAAGTAGAAAAAGTTGATGGAAGACTTGCAGCAGCTGCCCAGCGTGCGCTTGACCGCCTAAGCTCTGCTTACGGAGGACAGCCAGGTCTTTTGAAGGACGCTGCA